CTTTCCACCGCTCGACGAGGATGATAAATACACTGTTTTACCGTTTTTCTGGATGCCGGAGGACAACATTGATTTGCGTGTTCGACGTGATCATGTGAATTATGATTTATGGCAGAAGCAGGGTTTCCTCAAAACAACTGAAGGCAATGTTGTGCATTACGGTTTCATCGAAGCCTTTATCGAGGAACTCGGTACAAAATATAACATCCGTGAAATAGCCTTTGACCGCTGGGGTGCTGTACAGATGGTGCAGAACCTTGAAGGTCTTGGCTTTACAGTCGTGCCCTTTGGGCAGGGCTTTAAGGATATGTCTCCACCCACAAAAGAACTGATGAAACTGACACTGGAACAAAAAATTGCTCATGGCGGTCATCCTGTTCTTCGCTGGATGATGGACAACATCTTTATCCGCACCGACCCTGCAGGCAATATTAAGGCAGATAAAGAAAAATCGACTGAAAAAATCGATGGCGCTGTGGCAACGATTATGGCACTCGACCGTGCGATTCGTTGCGGAAACGACAATGGCGAGAGTGTTTATGATAAACGTGGTCTACTTATTTTTTAGCAAAGGAGAGTGATGTCTATGGGAATCTTACAAGGAATATTCAAGGCACGTGATAAACCTAAAAATGCACTTGGCGGTAGCCGATACAGCTTCTTTTTCGGAAACACAAGTGCCGGAAAGCCGGTTAACGAGCATACAGCCATGCAAATGACAGCGGTCTATTCTTGCGTGAGGATACTGTCTGAAACATTGGCGGGGCTTCCGCTTCACGTGTACAGATATAATGATTCGGGCGGCAAAGAGAAATATTTAAAGCACCCTTTATATAAACTGCTCCATGATGAACCGAACCCTGAGATGACTTCATTTGCGTTCCGCGAAACGCTGATGAGTCATCTTTTGTTATGGGGCAATGCTTATGCACAGATAATTCGAAACGCCCGTGGTGAGGTGATCGCTCTCTATCCTCTCATGCCGAACAAGATGACAGTTGACCGCGACAGTAAAGGTCGGTTGTTTTATCTTTACTCCCGCACTAGTGACGATGCGCCTACTCTTGGCGATGACAGTCAGGTATATCTCGCACCGTCCGAAGTTTTGCATATACCGGGCTTAGGCTTTGACGGACTTATTGGCTACTCACCCATAGCTATGGCAAAAAATGCAGTGGGACTTGCTATTGCTACTGAAGAATACGGCGCGAAGTTTTTCGCAAACGGAGCAGCACCGGGCGGTGTGCTTGAACACCCCGGTACCATAAAGGACCCGCAAAAGGTCAAGGAAAGCTGGAACGCCGCCTACCAAGGCTCACAAAATGCGCACCGCGTGGCTGTTCTCGAGGAGGGTATGAAGTATCAGCCGATAGGCATCTCACCCGAGCAGGCGCAGTTTTTGGAAACCCGGAAGTTTCAGATAAACGAAATTGCCCGTATTTTCAGAGTGCCGCCTCATATGCTTGCTGACTTGGAGAAATCCTCATTCAGCAACATCGAGCAACAGTCGCTTGAGTTTGTAAAGTACACGCTCGATCCGTGGGTAGTGCGCTGGGAGCAGTCCATGTGTCGTGCCCTGCTTATGGAAAGCGAAAAGCCAATCGTATTCATTAAGTTTAATGTAGACGGCTTGCTTCGAGGCGACTATGTTTCCCGCATGAGCGGATATGCAACCGCAAGGCAGAACGGGTGGATGAGCGCAAACGATATCCGTGAGCTAGAAAATCTCGATCGCATTCCGGCGGAGTTTGGAGGAGATCTCTACCTTATCAACGGTGCGATGACCAAATTACAGGACGCAGGTGCGTTCGCAAATACAACAAGATTGGAGGAAACCGAATGAAGAAATTCTGGAACTGGGTGCGGGATGAGGAATCCGGCACACGAACGCTCTACCTTGACGGCGTGATTGCAGAAGAATCATGGTTTGATGATGATGTCACCCCTAAGGCTTTCAAAGCAGATTTGAATGCCGGTGAGGGTGACATTGTTATTTGGCTCAACTCTCCGGGCGGTGACTGTATTGCCGCAAGTCAGATTTATGCCATGCTCATGGACTACAAAGGCAAGGTCACAGTCAAGATTGACGGTATTGCCGCATCAGCAGCGAGCGTTATTGCGATGGCGGGAACAACTGTGCTAATGGCCCCTACCGCTCTCATGATGGTACACAATCCACTGACTATCGCAATCGGCGACAGTGAGGAAATGCAGAAAGCCATTGCAATGCTCTCGGAGGTGAAGGAAAGCATCATCAATGCCTATGAAATCAAAACCGGGCAATCACGAACAAAACTCTCCCACCTTATGGATGCCGAAACTTGGCTAAACGCCAACAAAGCCATAGAACTTGGGTTTGCAGACGGAATTTTGGAGGATGAGAAAAAGCGTGTTCAAGCAGAGGATGTGACATTCGCTTTCAGCCGTCGGGCTGTAACAAACTCTTTACTTGACAAGGTTAAACCCAAATTGTCAAAACAGAAAACCAGTACCCCTATTGATGTCGCCAAAGCTACTCCTGCGGAATGGCTTGAGAAGCGGCTTTCTTTACTTCAACACTAAATTTTGAGGAGGAAAAACACATGAGTAAAATTCTTGAACTGCGCGAAAAACGCGCAAAAGCATGGGAAGCTGCTAAAGCTTTCCTCGATGCCAAACGCGGTACGGACGGTATGGTTTCCGCTGAAGATACCGCTACCTACGACAAAATGGAAGCCGATGTTGTAGCTCTTGGTAAGGAAATTGAACGACTTGAAAAACAGGAAGCCCTTGATCGTGAGCTATCAAAGCCACTGAATACACCTCTAACAGCCAAACCCTCAGTTCCCGGTGCTGATACCAAAACAGGGAGAGCTTCAGATGAATACAAAAAGGCGTTCTGGAACGTGATGCGCTCTAAAAATCCGCATTATGATATTAGAAACGCTTTGGAAGTCGGAGAAGATAGCGAGGGCGGATACCTTGTACCGGATGAGTTTGAACGTACACTCGTACAGTCTTTGGAGGAAGAAAATATTTTCCGTAAGCTTGCAAAAATCATTCAGACCTCCAGCGGCGACCGCAAAATTCCGGTAGTCACTACACACGGTACAGCCTCATGGCTCGACGAAGAGGAACTCTATCCCGATACCGATGAGGTTTTCGGTCAGACCTCTATCGGAGCATACAAACTTGGTACCTTCATTAAGGTGTCTGATGAACTGCTCAACGATTCGGTCTTTGATCTACCGAGCTATATCAGCACCGAATTTGCCCGCCGTATCGGATCTAAGGAAGAAGAAGCCTTCTTTGTGGGCGACGGTTCCGGTAAGCCTACAGGTATTTTCGCTGCAACAGGTGGCGCACAACTTGGAGTCACTACCGCAGGCGCTACCGCGATAACTGTTGATGAAGTTATCGACCTGTTCTATTCCTTGAAATCTCCTTACCGCAAAAAGGCTGTGTTCGTGATGAACGACTCCACGGTTAAGGCGATTCGTAAGCTGAAGGACGGACAGGGGCAATATCTGTGGCAGCCTTCACTGACCGCAGGCACTCCCGATACCATCCTAAACCGTCCCGTCTACACGTCTGCATATGTACCGACAATTGAAGCCGGTGCTAAGACCATCGCTTTCGGCGATTTCAAGTATTATTGGATTGCCGATAGACAGGGGCGCTCCTTCAAGCGTTTGAACGAGCTTTTCGCTACTACAGGTCAGGTAGGCTTCATGGCCACTCAGCGTGTGGACGGAAAACTGATTCTGCCGGAGGCCATCAAGGTTCTCCAGCAAAAAGCGTAACGGAGGTGCGACATGGGTTACAACACAAAGAACTACACCGAACAAGGCGGTGAAAAAACTGTTATCGGCGGAACGTTGGAAATTAGGGAGGGAGCCTCGGTAACGGGGCTTCCTTCTGCACCGAATCAAGCCGCAAGTACTGCTACAAATGTTGCCGGACTCAAGGACGACCTCAACGCGCTGCTTTTGAAACTGAAGGACACAGGACTGATGAAACCCGATACATGGAATGTCTCAGTTGCTAATGTCACCACTGCTCTGAGCGAAGATATGACAGCCAATCAAGACAAAGTCGAATCCATCACTATCGAGGACAATGTCATTACAGTCACTGTTCCAGTTGACGGGCTAATTGCATATGAAAGCTCGACCCCCGCACAAGGAACCCACAAATGGGTTGCCATCCTCATAACCACAGGACTTCCTGCCATCACGGCAGTTAAGTATAACGGCAGTCAGCTGAC